TGGTGCGCATGTCGTCGGACGTGCCGATCGCCAGCGCGGACGGAAGATGAATCATCATCGTGGCGTTGCTGCGCATGTAAATCTTGTGGCCGACCATCGCGATCAGCGTTGCCGCGCTCGCTGCAATGCCGTCGATGTAAATCATCTTGTTGCTCGGATGGTCCGCGAGCCGCGAGTAGATCGCATTCGCTTCACTCACGCTGCCACCAGGTGAGTTGATGTGAATGTCCAGCCGCTTCACGCTCTTAGGCAGCGCGCCAAGGTCACGGGCGAACGCTTTCGCGCCAATCTCGCCAATGTCCTCCCAATTTCCGATCACATCGAAGATGAGCAGTTCTGCCGACGCCGGTTCGTCGCCTGCTTCGGCCCTGAATTGGTAAAACGGAATGATCTTGTCCTTCATCGTGAGATAACTCCTGCGGTGGCGTAGGTGACGCGCCGCGTTTTCTTTTTCTTTTTCTTCATCGCTGCCGCTGGTTGGCCTTGCCGTGGGCTTGGCTTTGGAGCCGCGCCACCTTCAGGCGGCGTTGGAAACTTTGTGCCTGCGCCTGTTTCAGACGGAAGTCCGCGCTCAGGCGGGTAACTCAGGTCGTTCTCCGTGAATGTGCGCTTCTCTGTCGCGCTTTGCGTGACATTGTCGCGCCAGTTGCTGCCGTTCAGTTCGACGGCTTCACGTTCGATCGTAGAGAATCCGGCGTTCACTTTCGCTTCGCTTGCCGCGACTTCCTTGAGCGGATCGAGACTGCCTGCACTGCTGCCTGTCCAGTTGCAGCGCGTGATCGCGCGACGGACGTAAGGATCAGTCATGTCGCCATTGAATCCTTCGATGCGACTGAGCATCACCGCATCAATGCACCACTCTTCGTAAGCAGGCTGGCAGAACTGATCGACCACCTGCGAGCGGTGTTTGCGCACGCGCCGCCAGAAGTCCAGAAGGGCGGCGCGCGATGCCGAATAACTCGCGTTGTATTGTTTCAGCAGGACTTCATACGGTATTCCCAACGCCGAGCCGATGAACTTAGCTACAGAAATTGTGAACTCCCCGAAGGTCGCTTGCGGTTGCGTTGGAGATGCAAAATTAACCGCGTGACCTGGTCGCATGAAGTTCACAATTCCTGGGCCAAGCTGCACGTTGTAGGGATTGAAGTTCAGCACTTCTTTCTTCTGATCGTCGGTGAGCAGGTCGGTGAAAATGTTTGGATCGGGGAACTCCTGCGTAATGAAAGCGGTGAAATAACTCTGGATGACTGCGGCCACAACTGTCGCGTCGGTGTAGCGACCCATCTGTTTGAGCAATTCCAGACACACGGACAAAATCGGAACGCCGCGCCGTTGCTCAGGCCGCTCCGGTTTGATGAGCAAGACCATGTTGCGACGGCCGCTTTGCGCGCCGAATGGCTCGACGCGGAACGTCTTGGACGGGAACATCAGTGACGGCATTGGCGTGAAGAATCCAAACCCGCGCCCCATCGCTGCCAGCGGATGCCGCTCTGCGATGTGATACGCGAGCAATTCGCCGTCTGCGTCCAACTCCACGCCATTGAAAATGTTTTTCGTCGGATCAACCACCCAAGGATTGATGATGCGGTCCGCTTCCAGCACGCGCAGCCGCAAATCGAACAACGTGTTTGGACGCGGCTTGAGCGGAAACAGCACGGGGCAGTCGCCAGAGAGCAACATTGATTGGTAGGCGACGTGTTGCTTCATGTAGAAGCTGTCTTTCGCCTCGTAGTCGCACTCGCGCGGATCGCACGCCCACCATTCAAACTTTTCCGCGAGTTCCTCGTTCAACTCCGCAGTCGCTTCGGGGGACAGCCCAAGATACTCGCCGTCCACATTCGGCGCGGGATACAAACCTTCGCCCACGACGTTCGTGGAGAGCGTTTCCACCGCACCCGCTGCCAGCGGAATGCCCATGAACGCATCGCGCGATCGCTCACGCAGGATTTGGACGTTGAGGCCAATGTCCAAGTCAGCGTCGCCGCCTCTGAACAGCCAGCCGAGCAGTGAGTTCTTCGTGACGTTCGCGCCATAGTTGCCGTAGCCCGTGGCTTGCGGGTCAACTGGCACGCGCTGATTGAGCGGTGTGCCTGTGCTGTCGAGAATCGTTCCAACGGGCAGCCGCTTTGTGGCGTGACCGTTGCTGCCGTTGAGTGTCGCAGTCATACGTCGCGCGGAATGATGCGGCAGGCGGTGTCAGCGCCGGTGACGGAACCGGGCAAGCCCACGTCGCCGCAGTAATACTTCACCATCTGGTTCCAGTAAGCGACGTTATTGACCTGCGCGCTGAGTCCTTCGCGGTGCAGACCGCGCGTGCCAATGTGATATTCAGTGACGCCACCGCCAGCTTGCTTCACGCCTTCCAGTGCTTTCGCTAATCCGTCACGCGCCCAATCGCACCAGCTGGTGAACGGTGCTGGCGGGTCGCCCGCTGCGCGCGGCACGACCGTGTCCACAACCTTAGGCTGCACTTCGGTTGGCATCTCCAACCGCGACCATTATCAGAGAAAGTCTGATTAATAAACGAGTATAAATTCTGAGGCGTTGACTTTTTTCGCTTGAAGGTCGTTTGGTTTCGGGTAATTCCTGCGCACAAATTATGGCCAAAGTCGTCACTCGAAGCCAACAGCGTCCAGTGGGACGCCCAAGGCTAGGCGACTGCCGTATTGAGACTGTTGTCCCTCAAGCGGTCATGGACGAACTGATACGACGAGAGCAACTTGGCCTCGGTTATCGCACACGAATCGCGGCTGACATCCTTACGAAAGGCTTGCTACCTCATGCGAAGATCAACTCGTTCAACCGCTGAACGTTTAGCTTATGCTGAAAACAGCATAAGCTTCGCCCACCTGAGTAACGCATGAGGCGGGAAGGCCGAACTCTTCGTTCGGGTGTGACCTTCCCGCCCACCCAGGTGACGCATTGCGAAAGATGTTAACAGTTTATTCGCATCTGCCAAGTCAAGAGATGCCTTTATTTTGCACTCCGAATTTGCCTGAGCCGCCTGTAGGACTGCGCCTTATGGAAGTCGAAACGGCTGGATCGGACACCATGCTGCGTGCGCCGAATTGATCGGACTGCGCCGCTTCCTGCGCGCTCTCTTTCGCGTCCCCCTCGTCGCGCTTCATCTTGTCGAGATTCACGCCAGCGTGCGGAATGGCCAGTGCGCCAAGCGCATAGTTGCGGCAGTCGAACGGCTCATTGCGCTGCGATAGCCGCTTGATCCAGATGTAAGTCTTGAATCCGTTCTTCGCTTTCACCACGCGCCGCTCTGCCGTGAGTCCGTTGAAATACTCTTGGTCGTAGCCGCGATCAGGCTCGTCATTGGACAGCTTCGGAAAGTGACAGTAACCCGCGCCCACTTTTCCAACCAGCAGACGGTTGACGATTTCTTCCTTGCCCGTATCGACGCCAAGTGTAATCAGGCGCGCGCGATTGCTCTTTGTCAGCGTTCCCGCGCCTTTGATGAACGGTTTGCCAAGGCCACCCTCACCCTTAACGGAGATGCAACGGGGCTGTCGCGCCTTGGTATAGTGGTAAACGAAGTCGGACGCATAACCCGCGTCAACCGCGATCCGTCTGATGCGCATTGTCCGTTCGTCCGATGTTGTGAAGGTTCTGCGATAGACAGCCTCATCAAGCAAGTCCCACACATCATCTTCACGCGGATCGCCGTCAAGAATGCCATATTCGATTCCCCAACTCTCGCGCCCTTTGCCCCAACCGACAATCTCATAGTTCAACTGCTTGTCGCCGACGTCCACGCCCGCAGTCAGCACTAGCACGCCATCGGGAATCTCTGCCTGATAAACTTCGCGGCGGTGCGCATACAGATCGACTTCCACCTTTTGCCCAATGTCCTCGTAAACCAAGCCGAGCCGCGTGTTGCGGAACGCCTTGAGAGGTTCGACGTCGCCTTCTTCGTTCGCCTTTGCAGCCGCAACGAATTCCTCCACCAATGTTTCCCACTCATCGAACGGATTGTAGAGGCCGCTCAGGAAGAACCCGCGCGTGCGCACCTTGCGGCCACGCTCGTCGATCGGACGGTGCGCGCGCCACTCGCCTTTCCCCGACAGCCATTCCACTTTTGGGTGGAATCCACGGCAACCGTTACACATGTGTGTGTAATCAGAGAAGCGCACTCGATCCCACTCCAAGATTTGGTAGGCGCCACAGTCCGGACACGGCAAATACCAGAACTCCATCGTGCTGCGCGCCATTTCCCGCTCAATGTGACTGACGCCTTTGATACCTGGACTGCTGACGATGACGATCTTACGATTCCAGAATGCGGTGGTGCGTGCGATCGCTAACATCAGCGGGTTGCCTTCGGTTCCTGCGCTGGCTGGATACCTGTCAACGTCGTCGAGCAGAACGACGCGGATTGGCCTACCCGATAAGGAAGCGGCGGAATTCGCGCCGCCGAGAGCAACAAAGCCGCCTTTGAACGATTTCCGGCGCAGCGTATTGCCGCTGTCGCGCGAGCGCGGGTCGCCCACCTTGCTACGGACGCGCGGACTGTCACGTATCATTGGCGCAAGGCGGTCCGTCGAGAACACCTCTGCCATTTCAATCGTCGGCTGCACGACAAGGATCGGGCATGGATCCTCTGTGATGTAGTAGCCGACAGGGTTTACGATCGCGCTGTCAGTGATCCCAAGCTGTGACGCTTTCTGGATGCACACCCGCTCGGTGTCAGGATCGCTGATCGCGTCCATGATCTCGCGCTCGTAGGGCGCGTTGTCCGTTATCCATTGACCGGACTCCGCACTGCTCTCGCTGGAGAGCACGCGGTAATTGTCCGCCCACTCGCTCAGTTTGAGTTCACTGGG